TTTTGTTACTCAAACACAGCAACAGTTTTCACCATTTTTTGCCACGTTAATTATTTCTAAACAAGAAGTGCCAACCCCAACCTACACAATAAACATTACGTTTTATAATGGTACTAAATTTCAAACGGAGATTCCTGCATGACAACAGTTACTATTCCACCAGTTACAGTTACGGCAACGGGAATCGTTCCAACATCCCCTCAAGCATTAAATGCCCTTTTAATTGCTTATGTATCTGCAATCAATGCAGGGTACACAGCCAATTTACCTGCCTCTCTTATCGAAGATATTGCATCGACAGACACAGGTGCATTAGTCATCCTAGACCAAGCAAGAGTAGATTTAGTTAACTCCGTTAGCCCATTAACTGCTAATGAATTTATACTAAATCAACTAGCACCAATCTACGGGGTAACTCAAGGAGTAGGCTCAAACACTTCAGTAGAGGTTCAATTTTCAGGAACAGTCGGTTTTGTAATCCCCATTGGCTTTACTGTTACTGATGGAACGCATCAATATGTTGTGCAAAATTCAGTCATTGTTGAAACTGGCGGTATTTCGGCAAATGCTTTTTGTTTAGCAACAGTTTCAGGCTCATGGGCAGTACCTGCTAATACAGTAACAAGTTTAGTCACTAGCATACCTTCTACAGTTACCTTAACAGTCAACAACCCTATTGATGGCACTTCAGGTCAAACGGCTCAAACTGTTGAAGATTATAGAAGCCAAGTAATTCAAGCAGGGTTAGTCACGGCTCAAGGAACACCTAATTTTCTAAGAACACAGTTACAAAATGTATTAGGGGTGCAATCAAGATTAATTTCTATTCGGGATATTGGTTCACATCAATGGCAAATCATTGTTGGCGGTGGCGACCCCTATGCTGTGGCTAACGCTATTTTTACGGGAATGTTTGATATTTCTTCTTTGGTAGGCTCATCAGAAGATGTAGCAAGAAACGAAACAATCAGCATTAATGATTATCCTGATACCTATGTTATTAAATTTGTTAGACCTTTATTGCAGTCTACGCAGGTCAATATTGCATGGAATACCATTAGTGGCAACTTAGTATCATCAACAGCCGTAGCAACATTGGCAAATCCTGCTATTGTGGCTTACATCAACAGCATTGCTGTCGGTGTACAGCCAATCAATATTTACGATTTGCAGACAATCTTTTTAAATTCTATTAGCAGTTTAGTATCCCCTGCTTTAATTTCAGTTATCAATGTGTCAGTCTTTATTGGTGGCACTCAGATATTGCCCGTAACTGGCACAGGTGTGATTTATGGTGATAGCGAAGGCTATTTTCAAACAACAACAGGTCAAGTCGTTATTACCAAACTATAATGCTTACTAAAATAATCCCATCCTACCTTTATTGGCAGTATAACGATGATGAAGATTTACAGTCATTCGTAACTGCTCAGAACGGCTTGGCTCAACAGTACCTAGATAGTGTCAATGCTTTAAATATGCCTATCTACACAGTTCAAAATGGTGCGTTGCTTGATTGGTTTGCAACAGGGATTTATGGATACTCAAGACCAGTAGTTCAAACAGGTGTTTTTGTGCCGTTAGGTGCTTACAATACAGTTCCTTATGACCCTTTGGTTGTGCCATATAACGCTACTGAAACCTACAATAATGGCACAAGTTACACGCTTTCAGATGATGAATACAAAAGGTATTTGACTTGGTGTTTTTATAAAGGTGATGGTTTTGTTTTTGACATTACTTGGCTTAAAAGACGCATCAAACGATTTATTCAGGGTGTTAATGGTTTTGCACCTGCAATTAGTAAAACCTATGAAATATCCGTAACATTTACTTCGGCATACAATGTTCAAATTACTGTTGACAATACTTTTACGGATAGTGCTATGGTGGCATTAATTCAAGAGGGGATTAGTTCAGGGTTTTTATACCTTCCGTTTCAATATACCTACACCATCGTTCTTTCTTAATATACAATAATGTAATAAACAAAAGGGGTATTTATGGCTTTGCTACTTTTCGCTAATAATGCACAAACAAACATAGCAAGTGGTCTTTCCCCTACTGCAACAGTAATTACTTTATCACCTGCAACGGGTGCTTTATTTCCTTCACCAACATCAGGGCAAGAGTTTTACGCAACCATTACTGACGTAGCAACTGAAACTATCCATGAGATTGTGCTTTGTACGGCAAGGTCAGGAGATTCGCTTACAGTAGTCAGGGGTGTTGATGGCACAACGGCTACAACTTGGACAGCAGGTAGCATTTTTGCCATGTTGGTTACGGCAGGAACACAGCAACGATTTGTTCAGCATGATGAATATTACGGTGTAAACATTGTCAACAATACAGGTTTAACCAATCCTTCATACCCCTTACTGTCAACGCAGTTAACGGGTACATCAACAACTGTTTATGCTTCAAGTTCTAATTATCAATTCGACCCTACATTAGGTCAATTACGGGCAGAAACTTTTTACGCTAATAATGGACTGTTTTTAAATAACAGCACTATCAATACAAGCCTTACTATTCCATCAGGGCAAAATGCCATGTCAACGGGTGTAATTACTCAAGCATCAGGGGTGGTGGTAACTGTTAGTGCAGGAAGTCGTTGGGTGATTATTTAATATGAAATTACTTTTTGCTAATAATGTCACCACAACATTGGCTTTGCCTATATCGCCAAGTTCATTAATTGTCACCTTAAAAACTGGTAGCGGTGTTTTGTTTCCCAATCCTCAAACTGGGGAAGGGTTTTACTTCACGTTGGTTTCAACAGTTAGCCAAACTATTAATGAGGTAATGCTTTGCACCAGTAGGACAGGTGATGTATTAACTGTTCAACGTGGCATGGATAACACTACTGCATTGGCATGGGCATCGGGCAGTCTAGTTAATATGTACCCCACTAAAGGCACAATGGAAGCCTTTGTGCAAACAAATGCCAACATGGTGACGCAGATTGTGGCAGGGACAAACGTCAGCATTACTCCTACTACTGGAGTAGGTGCAGTAACTGTTAATGCTTTGGGCGGTGCGGTTAATTCAGTTACGGCAACAAGCCCATTAAGTTCATCAGGTGGCAATAACCCCAACATTTCATTGACAGGTCAAATTCCTTCTACGCAGATAAGTGGCTTGGGGGATATGGCAACCCAAAACAAAAATAATGTGTTGATTACTAACGGAACAATTAGTGTTTCGGGCATGACTGCTATACAATATTTCAATATGAGTGGCGGAAACTTTTAAGGGATAATATGGGTACTTTAGTTTTGAAAGGTGCAACAAGTGGACAAACTCAAGTAGACCCCGTTGATGGGGTTACTGCAACTATTGTTTTGCCAAGCCAAGCCACGTCATCAACTACCAATACTGTTACCAATAAAATTGCCATTAAAATTAATGGTGTAACTTATTATTTGTTGGCTTCAACGTCAGGAACATAAAATGCCTTCAACCATTAACGCTAATAATTCCACAGGTCTTGTATATTCTTCTGATACAAGCGGACAATTATTGCTTCAAACCAATGGAACAACTGCATTAACTGTTGATTCTTTACAGAACGTAGGGATTGCAAAAGCATCAATTACTGGCGGTACAATCAATGGTGTATCAGGGACAAATGCAGGATTAAATGTTGGTTTTGCAACCAACGCAACTAATGCCACAAACGCCGTAAATGCAACTAATGCTTCATTTAGCACAACACAGGCAATAGGTGATAATTCAACAGCCATTGCAACTACGGCTTTTGTTCATTCTTCTTTTGTGGGTTTAGGATTTGGTGGTACAAACTGGGTAAGTTCGGGTTCTTATGGAAATGGTGCAGTTTATACCAACTCAAATCCGTATCCAATTGCATTAAGTTTTTTAGTAAGTACCTCATATGGCTCAGGAAATGTAACTGTTTATGTAAATGGTCAAACTATTGGTTCTTCTTCATCAAATAACGGCGGACAGCAGTCAAATATATTTGTAATTGTTCCCACAGGTGGGACTTGGCAAGTAATAGGTACGGCAGTCTATGGTGCTTGGATATTACAATAAGAGAAAATTATGGAATATTATCAAAATCCTGAAACCAAAACAGTTTACGGTTATGACCCTGCAACTCAGCAAAATTTAATTGCTGAAGCCGTTGCAAAAGGGTGGGAAAATGTGACTGCTATTTTTCCTTTTCCGCCAACTGATGCAGAATTAATTTCAGAATGTAAAGGTAAAGCAACAACTTTGCTTTATCAAACAGATTGGACAACCATTGCTGACGTAGCAAACCCTATTAACAATCCTTATTTAACCAACCAAGCAGAATTTATTGCTTATCGTAATATTGTTCGTGGCTATGCTGTAAACCCAGTAACAAACCCAGTTTTCCCACCAGTACCAAACGCTGTATGGTCAAGTTAAGGAATAAATAATGACAACTTTTCCTACCAATCAAAGTTTACCCGCAGGTGCAACCCCTGCTTATTTATCTGTTAATGGTCTAGCCGTATCTGATTCTAATCCTTTACCTACTGTTGTAGGTACTTCATCTACAGGGGGAACAACACTCGTGAGCAATTTTCCTAATCAGCAAAATTTACCGCAGGGTGCAGTACCAGTTTATTTAGCCTATAACGGACAAGCAGTTTCAACATCAAATCCCATTCCTACAACAACAACAGGAAATATTCCTGACATTGCAGGCGGACAATTTTAAAGGATAATTATTATGGCACAGACAGGTTACACAACAATTCAATTGTATTCAAGCGGTACATCAGGTGCAATTCCCTCAGCGTCTAATTTAGCCAATGACTCTAAAGGTTTAGAGATTGCTATTAACTACGCAGACAATAAACTGTTCTTTAAAAATGGTTCGGGAGTTGTTCAAAGTTTTGCTTTGACAAATATTGTTGCAGGCTCAGGGATTAACGTCACCACCAGTTCAGGCAATACTGTTATTAGCACATCCGCTATTGTCTATCAAGGAACATGGAATGCAAGTACCAATACCCCAACTTTAACTTCTTCTGTCGGCACAAGTGGTTTTTACTATGTAGTTTCA